ACTTACATTTTGCCCTTTATTTACAACTCTTGCTACAGCTTCTAAGTCAGAAATATCCATTTCTTTTGCTTGTACCTGCGCATCTAGTGATGAAGTTAGTGTTTCTACCTCTTGCCCTGCTGTCTTTTCAGCATCAAACTCATAAAACTTACCGTTAAACTCTGGGTGTATATATAAAAACTTAACAAGATTTACATTATGATCAGAAACTACCAACTTCCCATTTTCAAAAATAATTGGTTCCACTGTAGCCAACCCATCTTGCTCATCCACAAAAGGAGATACTTGATTAGTTGCCCATCTTAAAGCCCTGTTCATTACACCATCAAAATATGTTAATGGTTTTGAGTTTGAATGTTTTACTGGTAACATAAACCTTAATGGGGTTCTGTTGCCACTTAAAATAAATATTCTAGTTTTTCCTTCTAATTGTGGAAATACGGATTCGTATCCGCTTTTTTTATTACGTGTAGTTATTTTACTTTTTGCCATTTTATTAAAATTAAATTAAATTAAAAAAAAGAGAATAGGGAGCCGAAGCTCCCTTCTCTCATTAAATATTACTGCATTAAAATGAAGTTGTTAGCTCCCATAACGCATAGTGCTCTTTCTGATAAGAAGTGTACTTGCATAGCATCTAGATCACTGCTACCAGCTCCGCCAGCGGAACCAGTTACCCAAGACTTATACTTTCTATCTTCAGATGCAGATTGTCTGTATCTTACGTGTAAGAAAGGTCTTTGAGCATTTTGACCAAGAACTTGATCATAAACAGTCATAGTACCTGCAGGAACAATAATACCATCAACACCACCTAGTTTTCCTCTAGTAGTAGCATCGTTTAAGTATTTCCAGTCACTCTTATAGAAATCATATCCTATTCTAAATCCAGTAAATCCAAGATTTAACGCCATGTCTTCGTCGTTGTCAAATAGACCGTAAGAACTAGTTGAAGCTCCACTATTGTTTTGAGCCGCTAATACTTTGTCAATATCGAATCCAGTTGCTCTGTTAACGAACATTACGTTTTCTTGAATTGCACCTTCTTTATCTAGAACTTTAGCAATATCTTCAAGGTCTTGTCTTGCGTCAATTGTACCAGAAGTTACATTACCATTGTTTTCTACTTCATAGAAAAGACCTGCAGTACCTTTATATCCACCAGAAGCAGCAGCTGAACCTGACGCCGCAGGAACACCTTCTACCATTGCTAGTTCTAGGTAATCTTCAAATCTTAATCTACTTTCATGCTCTGATTTTAAATACCAAAGATATCCAGAAGCTCCATTTTCTGTAGTTACTTCAACCCAACCAATGTGAGCCATTTCAGAACCTGATACTTCGTATTTTTCCTTGATAATAATAGGGTTGTTTTCTTTCGCAACCATATCAGCTTCATAAGAACCTGACATTCCGTTGGTACCCTTTTTAAATTCAGAACCATAAACAAACATACTTACTGCATTAGTAGCAGAAAATCCGCCAGCTGCAATAAGAGTTCCTAAATTCAAACAAACAACATCAACAGCGTCAGCAGCAGAAGCGTCAGTTACAATTGCATGTAACGTAGGTCCTGTACCGTCTGTTTTCTTGATGATAATAGTTTGATTGTTTCTAAACTGATGTCCAGTTACCGCGATAGTATTACCATCTGTAATAGTACCTTCTGCTTGAACATGTAGTCTTCCTTGTTCACTCCATTTAATTAAATCTGAAGTGCAAGGGATCTCAGCTGATACCATTCTTAAGAAAGAAGCTACAGAACGATTTCCGTATTTTTCAAACTCCTTTTCATAAAGGTCTGGTAAGTACTGCTGAGCAAATGTATAGTCACTACTGCCTAGGTAAGAAGTGTTTTGCAACGACTTCCCTGGTGCAGGAGTGAGCGAAGTAGATCCACCAACACCTGATGCTCCACTTGCGTCAAAATTTATACTTTGTGCCATTTTTAATAATTTTTAAAATTTAAACTTACTTTTTACTTTTTATTCTCAATCCACGACCAAAATCATTTGTGTCTTTCAACACTCTAAACTTGGGTACTGGCTGTGATGTGTCTACATTAGTACGAACATTCATATTGATGTTTTTTCCATCTCTAACTACATCATTTACCGCATCTGATTTGCCTTGCTCATAAAAAAACTTAGCATAACCTAACGGATTCATAGCCATAGATAAAGCTGTATGATAGTCTTTTGCATTTACTAAATTGCCATCTTGATCAAGATACTTGTTTATAAAGTTTCCTAAATCTGATTGAGCATCTACAGTATCTTTAATGTTTTTAGGTTTATAAGTTAGTTGCTTATCACCTACTTTGAATTCAAAACCTTTGAAATCATCATTAAAATACTTTTTAGTATTATTTGTAAAAAACTCTCTACGCTTATCATCAATTGCTTGCGCTTTTGTTGACTCATCGTTGTATTGCTTATAAAAATCTAAAGCTTTCTGATAATCCTCGGGAACATTCTCGGCACTTGACTCAAGAGGAGCATGGTATTTTTCCTTAATATTACTGAAGTGTTCTTTAGCCTTCTGCAATTCTTTTTTCATCGCTAGAGCTTTATTCTTTTTAGACCTATCTTCTTCATCTTCAGATACACCATATGTGTCCTCAAGATAAAATTCTATGTCCTCATCAGAATATTCAGGATTTGTCTGAGCTAGATAATTACCTATTAAAGATATATCATCCATTTCATCAAAATTCTGTTGCGCCGCCACAAAGTCTGATAAACCTCTATTCGTATCTTTATTATACTCAAGATATTTAATGACCTCATCAGGCAACTCTAACTGGTTCTCATTATTTAAAAGAACGTCTTTTAATTGACCTTCGTCAATATTATAAGTGGACGCTAAATAGTCCTTTATAATTTTTTGTTTGTCAGATAACTCCTCAGCTTTTTCGCTTATTTCAGGAGATTCCTGCTTGTCTTGAACAACCTTTTCCTCTTTCTTTTCCTCTTTCTTCCCCTCTTTAGGTTCTTCAACAATTTCTTTTTCTTCTGTTACAGCTTCTTTTTTTTCTTCAGCGACTTCTTCTTTTGCTGCAACTTTTTTTTCTTCATGCTCCTTTTGAATTTCTTCAGGAGACTTACTCATATCTACTTTGAAGTCTACTTCTTCTTGTTTTTTATCCATAATTAATTAAATTAAATTTTTATACAAATTTATATAAAATTCTTACATGTTTTTCCCGCCCTGCATTTTAGACATAAGTGCGTCTAACATTTGACCATCTTGTTGAGGAGATGGTTCTCCAGGAGGTAGTCCTGTCTGCGGTTGTGGTGGTGCCTGTGGTGGCACTTGTGGTGGTTGCTGCATCATAGTAGGTGTTGCTGGAGCGCTATCTGGCATTCTTCCAAAGAAACCTCCACCCGATGATTTCATTTTATCAAAAGGTGTTTTTGCAGATGAATCAAAAGTTCTTGGAGCTGAATTTTGTTTTCTTTGTGCAATCAACTCACTTTGTTGAGTTGCTTGAATTTCAGTTCTTTTATCTTTTCTATCCTCTTTAATTTGTTCTCTACTTGACAAACCTTTTGTTTCAACTTGTTTTAATTGCATATCAAACTCAAATTTCATCTTCATCATTTCAGCCTCTATCTGCTTTTCTGCTTCAAGCTTTTGCATATCTAATTGAGCTTTAAGTTGTAATATTTCAGCCTCTCCTTTTGTTTTCATTTGTTCCTCTTGCATTGCTCCTTGTGATTTAGCTTGTGCAGCTTGTTGATTTGCTTGAGATTGCATTTTTATATTATTAGCTTTTATTCTTTCGTCATTTTGTTCTTTTCTCTTTTTTCTAATTTTTAAAAGCTGATTAGCTAAAGTTGAGTTTTTTACCTCTCTAACATCTATAGCGTCTTCTAAACCTATCATTTTTGCAGCAATAGCTTGTTGTATATTTTGTTCAAGCTTTCCTTTTTCTTCTTCATCTGGCTCTAACTCTATAAATATACCAAAGTCATGTAAATGCATATGTGATATTTCCTGCATTATTTCAAAATTGTTTTTACCTATCATTCTAGCAAAATCTTCTGCAAAATCAGAATACATTAATATATCTGATATTCTATACGAAACTGCCTCGCACAATCTTTTAGTTAATTGTACACCTGAATGCAATACATGTCTTGTAGCTGTATTTGAATTTAAAGCTGCTAATTTTTGCAATCCTACTAAAGCATTTTTATCTGGCATACTACCATCTCTTGCTTCATTAATTCCAGTTACAGAACGTATCATATTTAACTGATAATTATACATAGCTATTAGGCTTTGTATTTTTGCGTTTGAT